ACATATGACCTAGACAATGGTCAATTGTGGTGGCGTAGGATGAAGATAGGTGAAGGAGGAGAATCTAAATTTCAACAAGAGTATCCTTCTACAGCTGAAGAGGCTTTTGTAGTATCAGGTAAGAATGTATTTAATATAGATAAATTAAATAAACTTCAAACTAAAGGACCAGATTCCAGAAGGGAGTTTGATTCATCTATGTCTACATGGGAAGACCACAGAGAAGGTAACTTATCTATATGGAAACCTCCCGGATTTGATGAAAAATTTATTATTGGTGCCGATGTGGCACTAGGGGTTGGACAAGATTATTCAGCAGCAATTGTTCTGAATACAGATAGAGAGATGGTTGCTGTTTATAGAGATAACCATGTTGATCCAGCTATATTTGGTAGAGATTTGTTTTATTTAGGAAGATATTATAATAATGCTCTTCTTGCTGTAGAGTCTAACTCTATGGGTGTTTCTACTCTACAGAAACTTAAAGAGATGAAATATGTCAATTTGTATTATCAAACTCAAATTGCTAATTTAACAGACGAGGATGGTATAAGACTGGGTTTTAGAACTACAAGTGCTTCTAAACCAGCTATAATATCTAACTTAAAAAATTGGATAGATAGTGATGATATTGCTGTATGGTCTTCTGAAGTAGTGGAAGAGTTGAAAGATTATGTATCAGATGATAAGGGTAAAACCTCTGCATCTAGAGGGGGTACAGATGATACAGTGATGGCTCTTGCAATTGCTGCGGAAGTTTATAGAACACATCAACATAGACTTAGTACAGACAGGGTCGGGTTTGAAAGTGTATTTATTCCTGAAAGACAAACTAATTGGATTTAATTATGGCTAAGAAAAACAAAAGAGTAACTGATGAAGAAATCACGAGTATTATTAATGATGCTATTCAGCAGGCAGTAGGTAGTTTTACGTCCGGTTCTGAATTACAAGAGCAAAGAGAAGCGGCTATAAATTATTATACACAGCAACCAAAAGGGACTCTATATCCTCAAGGGGTGTCTAAAGTAGTAACTTCAGATACTATGGAGATTGTAGATTCTTATTTAGCTGTTATATCTGAATTAATGTTGTCTAATGGTAAGATTGCAAAGTTTGAACCATCAGACCCAAGTCAAACAGTAGCGGCAGGTCTTGCCTCTGAGTTGACAAACCATTGTATTTTTAGTAAGAACAATGGATGGGTAGACCTTAATACTTGGATTAAAGCAGCTTTGCTGTTTAAAAATGCAGTTATAAGATGGAAGTGGGAAGAAATAGAAGAGACCAAAGTGGAGGAGTACGAGAATATAAGTGTGCTTGAAGTGGAGGCTTTGTTATCAGAAGGTGGTGCAGAGGTAGTGGAAATGAGAGTTGGTGAAGGTGTAGACCCTCAGTCCGGAGAAGAGACTTATGAATATGTTTCTATAAGAAAAGAAGTTGATAAATCCAAAGTAACTCTTGAAAATATACCACCTGAATCTTTTATGATTAACAGGGGTGCCACAGATATCCCAAGTGCATCATTTATCGGTGTACAGACAGAGATGTCATTATCTGACCTGAGAGAAATGGGTTTTGATGTCGATGATGATATTGGTGAGGGAACCGAAGCTAGTAGTTTTAATCAAGACTACGAGTCGTCTGTAAGACAGTCGATTAATGAGATACAACAGAATTATGCTGATGATTCCTTGGGAATTGCTAATAGGGAAGTCGTTGTCACAGAGTCTTGGATTAAAATTGATAGAGATGGTGACGGTGTAGCTGAATTGAAAAGATTTATAACAGTCGGTGAGGAAATATTGCTAGAAGAGTATGCAGATTCTATACCTCTAGCATGTTTAAATCCAATTGAAATACCATATTCTTTTTATGGAATGTCAATAGCAGATGCAACTAAAAGTGCAACTGAGATTAAGACAACTATAACTAGAGGTATGATCGAAAATGTTTATCTGTCCAATTATGGCAGAACATTAGCTGATCCCAATACAGTAGACTTTAGAGCTTTACAGAGTCCAGAACCACATCAGATTATCCCAACTAATGGGTCTCCGATGTCTTCTGTACACACTCTAGTCCCAGCTCAATTAGCACCGTCTACTTTTTCTCTGTTAGAGTTCATGAATACCGAAAAAGAGATGGCTACTGGTATGACTAGGGCGGCTCAAGGGATTAACGAAAAGTTATTTGATTCTGGAAACTCTGCTGGTAAGATTGCAATGGTAGAGCAAGCGGCACAAAAACGTATAGCGTATGTTGCACGCAGATTTGCTGAAACTGGATTTAAAGATCTATGTAGAGGTGTGTACGACCTAATACTAGATAATTCAGAATCTATATTGAGAGATTATAGTTATTATAATATAACACCAGAATCTCTAGTGCCATTGGAAAGTCTCACAGTTGACATTGATGTTGGAGCTAATAGTTCTGCCAACACTCAAGAAAATATGATGATGATGGCTACACAAGTGATGCCTATGCTATATCAAGCTAAGGAGTCTAAAGGAATTATAAATCCAAAAGCTCCATTTACAATAGCAAGACAATTGTTAGAGTCTATGGGTATTGACAACTGGGTAGACTTTATTGTTGACCCCGATACTCCACAAGGTCAACAACAGGCTCAAGCTGCAATGCAAGAAGCACAAAAAGAACAAGAACAAGCTGGTAAAGATGAGCAAATGGAACAGCAAAAGATACTTCTTACTCTTCAGAAACAAATGGCGGATATTCAGAAGAAACAAGCCGATATGGAACTAGATAGAGAGAAGTTCGAGTATCAGAAAACTAAAGATGCTGCTGAGATGCAAATAGAACTTGCACTTGGAGAGCCAACTAAAATTGGTTAATGACTAATAGGAGGATGGAATGGATAAAGTTGAACTAGGTCAACATGCAAAACTTATTATAGAAAATAAAGTTTTTGATGAGATGTTTAGTATGGTTCGTACTAATTACCAAAATATGTGGGCTAATACAGAGCCACAGCAAGGGGATTTACGAGAAAGATTATATAATACAATAGTAGGTCTCACTGATGTTAAGAAACAAATAGAGTCTGTCGCCACTTTAGGTGACAATGTTGCGTTTAATAAGGAAAAGGAGGAATCCAGTGACAAGTGAAGAAAGAGATATACTAGAGGGGGATCTTGAAATCTACAAGATACAAGAGAGCAATATAATGAGAGAAATTAGACCCTCTCGTGGAGGTTTCATGGTTAGACAACTATGTGAACAATTAAATGCCCTACAAATGGTCATTGACCGTTTAGAGGGGAAACTTAAAACAGCCAAGGTTACGACCAAGGCTAAAAAATAAAATTAATCTTGGAGGATTGATAAAATGCCAAAAGAAACTACCCAATTGGATGTGAACGAAGGTTTATCTGAAGATGAAATGTTAGGTGCCCTTGCGGATGACTTTTTCGAAGAAGAAGATCTACCCCAGCAAGACGTGGATGACACAGAGGAAGCTACAAAGGAAGGTGACGATGCCGAAGTAGACGAGACTGAAGAACTAGAGGGAGATGAGCAGGAAGAAGAAGCAGAAGAATCAGAAGATGATGGTGAAGACCTACCTGATACTGATTCAGAGGGAGAGTCTGAATTAGACTTAGATTACTTAGTACCAGTTAAAATTGATGGTGAAGAATCTGAGGTTACTATGCAAGAGTTGATCCGTGGCTATCAGACAGCAGCTCACGCCAATAAAAAGTCCATAGATGCAAGTCAACAGCTTAAAATAGCTCAAGCACTAGCACAGGAGACAACTGCCCTTAAAGAGCAAAATGCTAAACTCCTTAGCAGTGCCGTAGATGCTGACGAAAGACAGCTAGCGGCATATGACAGGAAGATTCAACAGCTGATTGCCGATGATGAAATGTACGAATTGCCTAAATGGCAAGAAGCACGAAGAGTCAAGGCAAAAGAGATTGCAGATTCTAAGTCTGAAGCTTCTAATCTTGAAAGACAAGTATATGAAGAACAAGAAAATACTTATAATGCCAATCTACAAGCTTATAAAGAACAAGCAGTGGAACAATTAAATAGTAAAATACCGGGATGGGAGAAATCCTATGACGAGGTTGTAAACTGGGCTGTAAGAGACCTAGGACTACCTGATTTTGCTGATGTAGTTGATCCTGATGTAATCGCACTAATGTATGATTACAAAATTCTTAAGGATGGTAAAAAATCTGCCGTTAATAAACGTAAGAAGGCTCCTGTTAAAAGTGTTAAAGCTACTAAATCTGTTAACAAAAATGCAAAGGCTAAAGAGAAAGCTGATAAACTTCGAGAGAAGGTACTGAAAGGTGGATCTACCGAAAATCAACAGGATGAATTTCTGGAGTCTATGGTAGATGGCATGTTGAAGTAATACTTTTTCTTTTTTAATTTAACATTTAAAATAGGAAATAGAAATGGCAATTTTTAAATCCGAGGATACGAAAGGTAAAAGAGAAGACCTCGCATCCTTTATATCGATGATAACGAGGGACGAAACTCCCTTTCTATCATCTATTGGCACTAAGAAGGCAACTTCTGTGTTCCATGAGTGGCAAACTGATGAACTCGCAGCACCAGCAGCAAATGCTAAAGCTGAAGGTCTCGATTACACTGCCGCAGATACCCCAAGCTCGACAACTAGGCTAGGAAACTATTCTCAAATCCTTGTCAAAGAGATTAAGGTCTCAAAGACTTTGGATTCAGTTTCTAAGGCAGGTCGTAATTCTGAATTTGCTTATCAAATGAAGAAGAAGGGTACTGAGCTTAAACGAGATCTAGAGCGTGCGTTAATTGGCTCTAGACAAATTACATCTGGTTCAGGAGTAGCTGATGCGGTTCCTGATAATACTGGGCGTACTATGGGTGGAGTCCAATCTTGGATTCCTAAAGATCACGTCTGGGATGCCTCCGCAGGTACTCCAGCGTTTCAAGCTGCAGCTGGTGGTAATGGAGCAACTGCTCACACAGCACCTACAGCAGGTACCCATACGCTGGCTCTGACAGATGTTGACGAGGTAATGCAGAAAGTTTACGAAGAAGGTGGAAAGGCAACAGTACTAATGATGTCTCCAAGCAATAAGCGTTCTTTCTCAGCTCTAGCTCAAGCAGCTAGTAATGTCAGACGTAATATTGACGAAATAGGTTCACTTAGACAATCTGTTGAACTTTATGAGTCAGATTTCGGTATAGTAAAAGTAGTTCCTAACTACATTCAGGGTCTAGCTACTAGCGTAGACATCTCTGATGGAGTTGGTGGTGCTACTGACGTTATAGTCTATGACCCATCTTGGTGGGCTATGGCTAACTTGCGTGCTCTTCATACTACAGATGTAGGTCAGAAAGGTGACTCTACAGTAGGTATGATGGTTGAAGAGACTACTCTTGAGTGTCGCAATCCGTCTGGTTCTGGAATGATTTCAGGACTAGGGGTAATAGTTTCTTAATTATTAGAAATTAAATACCAATAAGGGGGTCCTTTATGGATCCCCTTTTTTTTATTCAAGTGAGGAAATGATGGAATTTATTAAATATGACTATAGTCCTAATGGTGGATATGTAGCTGAACAAAAAGTAAATGCTTACTTAGATTATGCAAAAAGATCTAGATCTGTAAGTAGAGATACATTTTCTGATAAGAAAACTAATTATAGAAGTTTGGCAATAGTTCCCGATATAGTTTCTGTAGATATACTTAATAAATTTGGATTAAATATCCATTCACCCGATAATGATCAAGATACATTATCAAAGATAGCAAATATAATAAAAGCATATTACCCTAACTTGTTGACGAGTAGTATGATTAATAGTGTAATTAGGAGATAATATGGCATCAATACAAGACCAAGTTACTTTGAGAACTGGTGTAGCTGATTGGTTGAATAGAACAGATTTAACTGATACTCAAATAGATCAATTTATTGAGATAGCTGAAGCTAGACTTTATGAAGACCTCAGAGTTCCCACTTTAGAGGTAACTGAAGCTTTTTCAGTTGCAGTAGCTAATTCAAGTATAACGATACCTGCTGGTTTTATAGAGATTATAGAATTAAAACATTTAAAAGATGGTACATGTAGTGTAAGTCCAACTACCAATACTACAAGAGCTCTTTGTTCAGCTGCATCTGGAACTTGGACAGATGATGATAAAGATGATGATATTGTCTTAAAAAGGATAGATTCTAGAGTATTTGGTAATAATAAAGTTAAAAATGCCTATACTAGAGAATTGAATAATTTTCTTATAACTGATAAAAATGGTGAACAGAAGGCTTCTGGAGAATACTCTATTAAATTTTATAAAGCAGAAGATCCAGTAGGAACTTATTCTTCCACGGCAACAGCTGCAAGTACTCTTGTCGCAGGCAAATATTACACAATTGCTACTGCAGGCAATACAAATTTCAATGAATTTACAGACGGAGCTACACATGCTAATACAGCTGGTGTTATATTTAAAGCAAGTGGTGCTGGCTCTGGAACTGGAACAGTGTATATAGAAACTATTCCTTGGATTTTAGGAACAGAGTACGAGACTATATTATACGCTGCTTGTACAGTTGGTTCTACATTTATAGGTGATGTGGAAATGGAACAAAAATTTGATAATTTAACAGTTAGAAAAGTAACAGCGTTAAATGATAAAGAGAAGAGAGCGGACTTGAAAGGTGGTATATTTACTCATCATTTTAGTTCATCTGCAATTTAGGAGATATTATGGCAAGAAATTCCTTTTATTCAGGAGATGCAGGTGCTGAAGTCACCATTGATAACTCTGTTGCCGCAGCGGCACTTTCAGAGACTAATGCAGCTACTTCAGAGACTAATGCAGCTACTAGTGCAACTGCAGCAGCAGCATCTTATGATTCATTTGACGATAGATATTTAGGAGCTAAATCATCTGCTCCTTCAACGGACAACGATAGCAACGCTTTAGTAGACGGTGCTCTATATTGGAATACATCTTCCGATCAAATGTTTGCTTGGGATGGTTCTGCTTGGAGTGCGATTAAGCCTACTTCAGGAGAGCAAACAAACATTAATGCAGTTGCTGCAGATGCTACTGATATTGGAACTGTTGCTGGTAAAGCTACAGAGATAGGTAGATTAGGTACTGCAGATGCCGTAACAGATATGTCAATATTGGGAACTGCTGCTATTGTAGAAGATATGTCAATATTAGGAACTGCTGCTATTGTAGAAGATATGTCAATACTGGCTACTTTT